CTATTTGAGTAAATCTTTTACTCCTACTGTAGTTTTCTTATATACAGCATTTTTTACAGCCCTCTTAGGGTTCTTTGCCAGCCCTACACCCTTTTTACCATACAGAGGATTAACTGCTTTCTTTACCGCTCTCTTAGCCTTACCTGTGGTACTTGCTTTGATAGCCTTTTTAAGGCTAGGTTTTCTTACTCCGATTTTCATATTACTTTACCTCCTCTGCCTTATATTCCTCTGGTACCTTTTCTGTACACAAATGAGAAAAACTCTTTAACCATTTCTTAGTAGCCTCAACGCTCCTTATAGATCTAAACTCAGTTTCTTCTCCCTCCTCATACAGATCTACCTCATGTAACACGCTCCACCACACATCATCAAAGCTCTTTTGAGCACTATAATCATAATTCCTAAATCTATCTACCGCTAAGCTCTCTAGCCTCTCTAACGCTATCTGGATCCTCTCATCCTCAATAGAAAAGTTATACCTTTTCTGCATCTTCCTAATCTGTTCCTGTTTCATCTGCTTCTCCTCCTGCATATTTTCTAAATACTGTTTGTGTATCTTATCCTGCATTTCCTTTAATTTCTTTTCTTCTAGCTCTGTTTCTTTTTCCCACTCATCCCAGAATGATCCTAAGCTCTCTTTCATAATAACCGCCTACCTTTTTATATAGTGGTTATATTATAACTCAGTTATGAGGCTAACTCAATAACCATCCTAGCCCACGCTCTGGCATCATCCTCCCCATACATCCTATACACACAATCCTTATAAGGGATCCTGTAATCCGCCTTAGGATCATTCTCTACCAGTAAATACTTATACTGTGGCTCCCTTGCCTTATTTTGTAAGTGGTGCCTAAATTGATGGAGAAACCCCTCTAAGGATGGCTCCCCTAAGAAAATCTCCTTTGTAGAGTGTACATAGTTATCATCCCTTACCCATGCTGTAATAACAGGGATCTCTACGCTATATACCTCTGCCAGCTCTGTATCTAACTCTCTGATTATCTCTAATCTCTGGAGAGGTGTAGCAGATTTATAACCCTTTGCCAGAGCCATACTAACAGGCTCCAGAGCTTTACACTCCTTAAATAACACTTTATAGCTTTCTACTCTTTCTATTAGATCCATATGCTCCTCCTACTCTACCCACTCTAAACCTCCTGTATATCTGCCTCTGTGGGTTATTAACTTATCTGGATACACTCTTTTAAGATAAGCTATATCCGTTCTAAGTGTTCTCCTAGATACTCCTAACTCCTCTTGTAGCTCCGCTGTGTTTGTACACTTAGCCTCCTTAAGAATACTTATTATCTGGAGCTGTCTAGCATTTACTCCGTGTATACTCATCCCTTAGCCCTCCTTGTGGAGGAGTTAATTACTCCTCCCCTGTTTTTATAGTTTTACTGCATCCACTTTACATCTCTGTAATATAGTCTGCTTAGTGCCTTTATAATCACTATGCTCCTTTACAGTTCCTCTCAATCTTACCTGCGATCCCTCCGCTATGTTAAAAAATGCTGAGGTGCTTTTCCAGATAAAACAGTTACCAGCATCATCTCTAAATACATTGATCCCTACCGTATCTGTACCCCATCCTGCATAGCTAGGGATCTCATAAGTAGATCTTTTCTTAAAAGTTACTACCAGATCTAACCTCTCTCCTACCTGCCCCACATACTGGCTAGGATCCTCCTCTGTAGGGATCTTACTGTTAAGTACTTCCTGTACCTCTGTAAAGTCTTTCCAGCTCATTGTACCGTACTCTGGATAGATATTAAGGCACTCCTCATAACTAAGCTCTATTGTAGGGTATCTATCCTGTTTCTCTAAGAAATACCAGTTAATCCCTCCTCTATACTTTGCTCCTGCCTCCCTAAGCTCCTCGCGGATCTCATAGGTGTTACCTGTTACTACATAGATCTTACCCTCTGGATTAAATCCATATTTCTCAGCTATTGCTAAACGATTGTTATTAAACTCCTCTACCTGCTTAGCTCTCTTAGCCTCTGCTCTCTTTCTAGCTCTCTCATCCAGCTTAGCTCTATACTCTGGAGTATATTCTTTTTCAATG